CGCTAAGAATCCCGCGCGGGTGGGAGTCAGTCGCTGATTTTATCAAGGTTGTTGTCCGTGATGAGATGCTACGCCTCGCGAATGTCAACTGGTCCAGGGCCGTCAGTATTGACGACTGGTGGGCCAGACGTGCTGAGTGGGCTGTCTCAGGTTCGCCGGGCTGGCGCCCAAGCGCTAAACTTACGGCTGGCTGGGATGATGCGCTTGAGAAGCTGGGGATCAAAGCCAGCCTAACGAAGCAACAGGCGGTAGAGCTACTTGATGATGCGCACTTGCGCCAGGTGGTTGAATCCGGTAGACCGGCAGTCCAGTCGATGGCGCACACGAAGAAGAATGAGCTAGCCGGAAAGCTGCGTGCAATATATGGCACTGATCTCAACCACTACTGCGTGTGCGGTTATGTGACTGCTCTCTTCGAAAAACAGCTGGAGTGCGGTTACTTCGGCATTGGTCGCAAAGGGGCGAAAGCGGTTGACGAGATGGTGGCGAGGGTCAATGCAGCTAAACAAGGGCACTGGTTCCTCAGCTTTGATTACAGTGACTTCAATGCGCAACATACGCTGGACGCTATGGCTGCAGTGTACAGTGCGCGCGGCGACATCATACGTGATAGCCCTACTGGCGGTAGAGTTAAGGAGGATCTTCTACGCGCAAATCAGTGGGTCGTTGACTCATTATACAATATGACATTGCGTAGTCCGGTTGGGCACGTTGTCAGGGCGGCCTTCGGTCTCCTGAGCGGCTTCCGTGACACAACTTACCTTAACACGTGGCTCAATTATGCTTACGGAAGGCTCGTCGAGGCTTGGGCACTGGAGGACGGGCAAGATCTCGCTCATCCTAGTGTAAGAATGCATCATGGTGACGATATCCTGCTAGCGTACCCCACGCGTGCGGCGTGCCAGCACTGGGTTGACACCGCCCTTGCGGGAGGGCTAGAGGCCAACCGCAGTAAGTGTTTGATACACCGTGGCGCCGGCGAGTTCTTGCGCGTCTGGCACGCGACGCCGGCCGGTCAAGCTGAGTTCGACTACCAGCTCGGTGGCCACATCTGCCGGTCTATAGGGTCCTGGGTCTCTGGGAACTGGGACCAGCCAGGTCTCCGCGCCGGCATACACATCCCAGCAATAGCGGCCCAAGCTGGTGTGCTAGCTAGGCGGGGCATGCCTGAAAGAGTCGCTTGCACACTTGCGGTAGACGCAGCGGCGTTCTTCGACGCACGGGCGTGCCGTAGTCCAGCTCGCGCCGCCAAGCTTCTTGCTTCGGTTGATGTGTGTGAAGGCGTGGTCCTGCCAGCCAGGACGCTCGAGTGGGCAGCCGCGTTGCTTATTGAACACCACTGCTCACCACCACCCGAGGTCGTCTCAGGTACCAAGGCGCCGCTTAGTCGCGACGCTGGGCGCCACATCCGGCGCGTCGTCAGACGTGCGATAGCCACCCGGAAAATACCGATTAAAGCCACGCATGCTCACTTGACGAGCGTCGCGAATCGTCTATGGTTGACAGTAGATCAGTATGACTGGAGTAAGTTCAGCTCAGCCGAGAAAACTCTAGGAACAGAGAAATGGGCGAACGCGATAGAAGCGGAGTTCAGCGGGCGAGCGGCTGATGATCACCCAGGAACCGGCAAGATGGACGAAGATGATCAGCGGAAAGATACACCGTCATATGTTATGGGCTGCCAGGCCGCAGGTCTGGTCGGGTTGTGTGCAAGACAGGATGACAGCAAGATACCAGAGAACAACACTAGTTGTGACTTTGACGCGAGCAGTGCTGTTGACTTAACGTTGCGCGCACTAGCACTACTCCTCGGTACCACGACAAATTCGCCGGACTTTCTCGCTTGCGCACAGGCAATCGGAGCGATGCGCGACATTGAGTGGGGACC